CTGGGTGATCGCCAACCCCGACCATGATTACTACATGCACACGATCGAGCGGATCGAACGTCCCTCGATCTTCACCACCGGCACGCAGCCGGCGGAAGGCGGCATTCACGCGGCATCGAGCGCAACGACCAACTACGATATCATCTTTCAACATGGGCTGATCCGGCCTTACCCTGGGCAAGCGACCTTCATTGGCCAACGTCTGTCGCCCGGCGCCCCGGCTGTTGGCCTGCAATTCAAGAACGGGGCAGCCAGCGCCTTTGCCGGCACCGTTCCGACGCTCGCCAATCTTTTGTTCTACCTTGGCTGGGGTAACTACAGTTCGTTTGCTGGCGCCAACCTCCACAAGGGTCGTTCGTCCACGCTCTACCAGTGGTATGTCGAAGATCTGACTGCATCGACGCTCCTCTATCCCGATGTCGATGCCGCTGCCTTTGCGCTTTATACCAAGGACTGGCTGACCGAAGGCGGCCGCTATTACGGCGACGATCGGCCGCTCGATCCGGCCGCTTTCCTCTGATCTTGTAAGCACGGCGCCCACAACGTGCGGGCGATTCAATCGCGCGCGCGCAGTGGCATGGCGGGCACTCTCCCACAAACGAGGTGCCCGCCATGATCGATTACCGCAAAGCCCAGGTCGCACTGGCCAAGGCTGGATTTGCGCCTGGCCCCAATGACGGCGTTTGGGGGCCATCGACTTGCACGGCGCTGCTGGCGCACCAGGCGCAACGCCAGCCCGACGCCACGCTGCGCGCGCTCGGCCGTGCTGCTGCCGTCGAATTACCCCGCTACAGCATCACCAACAGCCCCGCGCGCCTGGCCGAATGGCTGGCGCAGACCGGCAACGAGACCGGCGGCTATACGCGCTTCGAAGAGAACCTTCGCTATTCCGCGCGGCGCCTGCTCGAGATCTGGCCCTCGCGCTTCAAGACGCTCGCGCAGGCGCTGCCCTATGCCTGGGACCCGACCGATCCCGACCGGGAAGACGTGGCGCTGGCCAACCTCGTCTATGGCGCGCGCATGGGCAACCAGGTCAACGGCACGGCCGACAACGATGGCTGGGACTATCGCGGCGGCGGCCTGATCCAGCACACGGGCAAGGCCGAGTTCGACACGCTGTTCGCGCGCCTGGGCGTGACCGCCGCGCAGATCCACGGCGGCGATCCGGTGGCCATGGTGCGCGCGGCTTGCGACTATTGGGATCGGGTCGGCGCCAATGCCTATTGCGACCGGGGCGACTTCCGGGGCTTGCGCAAGCGCGTCAATGGCGGGCTGATCGGCGTGGACGAAGTGGCGGTGCGGCGCGCGCGCAGCCTGGCCGTGCTGGGCAGCGCGGCATGACCGGCATGCGCGCGATCCTGGCCCGCTGGGCGGTCGGCCTGGTGCTGGTTGCCGCGCTCGCGTTCGCCGCGATGACGGCGGCGGCCATTCACTATCGCCATGCGGCCCGCGACGAAGCGGACGGACGTGCCGCCGATCGCGCCGGCTATGTCGCGGCCCAGGCCGAAGCCACCCGCCTCGCAGCCGAGGCGCTCCACCACCAGGAAGCGGTCTATCGCATGAAGGCCGCACAACAGGACCAGGCTTATGAAACCGAACTGCAAGAGGCTCGCGCCGCTGCTGATGCCTATATTGCTGGTCACCGCGTGCAGCCCAAAACCGCTCAAAGTTCAGGCGGACCGGCCCTTACCATCGCCACGGGTGACAGTGCCAGACCTCGCCCGCAAGTGCCCGCCGCTGGTGTCGTGGTATCCGACGCGGACGTGCAAGCCTGCAGCGAAGTGACCGCCTATGCGCTCATGCTGCGGGATTGGGCGCTTGGTCTCGATGATCCGCAGACCAACCCGACAGCACCGGCGCCGATCGAATAGACCTCAATGCGCGCCGCGAATCTCGTTGCGCGCAGCCTCGGCCAAAAAGGCACTGCGCGTAAGGCGCCGGGAAGCAGCAGCGGCATCGATGGCATCGAGCATGCCACGGTCAATCGACACGTTGACGCGCACCGGCTTCCCCGTGGTCTGCATATAGGGCACGGCCATCAGGAAGGCGCCGCTGGCCAGATCGTCGGCCACTTCGGCCTTGATGGCTTCCATGCCGCGCGGCTCGGCCAGGGGCTGGTCCTCAAACCAAAGCTCGAGCGCTTCCCCAGCCTGGGGCAGAACGTCGGCCAGGGTATCGGCGGCAGAGAAGCAGCCGGGCAGATCGGGGAAAGTTACCCCCCAGGCGCTGTCTTCGTCCTTGTGGACCAGGGCAATAAAGGTTTTCATCGTCTCACTCCGCAGGGCGGGTGGCTCAAAGCCAGCCCGCCATTTTCGCTATCGACCGGGCGGTGCCCAGCGGCAGGTCTTTTTTTGGGTGTGGGACGATCACCGTTTGTCCGCCCTTGCGGAACTTGTGATGGGAACCCTTGGTCGAAACCAGTTCCCAGCCTTCCGCTTCAAGGCGCTTGACGATCTTTTTGCTGTCCCGTTCCATGTGTAGATATATACACAACGCGAGATCGGTGCGCAAGGGAAATGTGTATTTATTTGCGCATTTCTAGTCGAGGAGATTGATGCTTTCTTCCTCGACCAACACGATATCCGCCGCGCTCAATCCCAGCAAGCGACGCGCGGCATAGCGGACACGAATGGAATTGCGGATGCGCGGATCGACTGGCGCTTCCTCGCCGAAGTGGTGCACTTCGGCGGTGCGCTGGATCAGAGGTCGGAAGCTGACCACCACTTCATCAATGCGAGCAACGCCCCGTAGGTTGCGCGCTAGCGCTGCCTTGGGGAACATTCGGGCCTTGCGCTTGCGCAGGCGTCCGCGCCGGTCGCGCTGGCTCTTGCGCGGTTCCATCGGCGTGCCGTCGGGCTGGAGGTTGTCACGGATGCGCCTGGCGTTGCGGTCGCGCAGGGCCTTGGCCAGCTTGCGCGTGAGCTTGCGGCGCTCGCCCGGCTCGAGGCGCTGGAGATAGCCTTCCAGCCAGGGCGCCAGGTGGTCGAGACCGTTATCCGCCATCTGGGTCAATCCAGCGGGCGCGGTGCGACCTGTTGGCCATCGACCCAGATCGAGGTGAGGCCGGGGCCGATCTGGCTGATTTCGGGAATGAGCGGCACAGCCTGCGCGACAGTGGCAAGATTCCAGCGACCCGCATCGCCCGGCGCGGCCGTGACCGCTTCGTTGAGCGAGAGCGTGATCTGCACGTCGACCGCGCCGGCATCGAGGATATCGACTTCGAACGGGATGCCCTCGGCGCCACTGGCGAGCAGATCGGGCTGCTGGGCGCGCAGCCATTCGCACACCGTGAACATGATCACGTCGGGATCGCCGGCATAGCCGCTGATCAACACGATCAGGTCATATTCCCAGGCAAAGCCGCGCTGTGCGCCCTGGCGGGCGATCACTTTGCCCTTTTCCACCCACATGGCCAAGCGATCGGGATCGCGGCCGAGCTCGGGCAAGAGCGCGGTGATTGCTGCGCGCAGGAGGTCGGGTTTCTTCACGGTTGCGCGCCGGTGTGGCGATGCGCGCGCAGCTGCAAGTGGTGGGGCACAGCCTGCACCGCAGCCATAGCCGCGCCTGCCAGGCTTGCGAGCGTGATCGCGCCGATCAGGAAATCACCCATTGCCGATCTCCCCGCCGGCAGGCTCTGGCAGTCCCAAGCGCTTGCGAAACAACCAGGCGGCGCCATCGAGCAGCAAGGCAAAGCCGACCATGCCCTGTCCCATGGCGATCAGCACCGCGACCACGGGATCGAGGTGGTAGAAGCTGACCAGCACGACTGACACCGTGGCGAAGGCGGGCAGCGCGGAAACTTCGCCAATCGCGACATAGCGGCGGCGGCGGTGCCAGTGTTCGGCCATGATCGGATCAGCCGGCGGATCGCCCGCCAGGCCATAGAGCCGCAGACCGAGCTTGGCCGCGACCACAGTGGCGGCGGCAAACAGGCTGGCCAGCCACCAGAAGAAGAAATCGCGCCAGTCGGCCATCGTGTCAGTCCCAATAGTTGGTGGTGTCGAGCGTAGAGGTGGCATCGGTTGCCGGCGGATCGGGCATGATGACCGTCGTGCCCTCGGCGATCTGGGCGGAAAGCGAGAGGCCGGGGTTGAGATCGAGCGCCGCCTCGACCACCCCGCCGGCCGTGGTGCCGAGCACCCGCCAGCACACGGCATCGAGCATTTCGCCCTGTTGCGCGGTGGCGGCGGTGGTCATGCGCCACGTCCAGTAGTTTCGTTGACTTCACGCCTCGTGGGGCGAGCCAATATCATGTTCTGCAGCACATGCAGGTTCTGGCAGAACTCGGCGCGATCGCTGGGGTGTTCGACCGGAAGGGCAAGGAAAGCGTTCCACAGATTGACCGTGATGCCCAGGAGCTCTTTTTCCTGTTCCGTCATCAGATCAACTCGATCGCGACGCGCGTGGTGCCGAGAAGATCGCGGATCGCCTCGGTGCACATGCGGCGGTAATCGGCCGCCGTGAGCTTCTCGTCGTCGGCGCGGGCCTGGCCGTGGGTGGTAGCGGTCACGTCGCGGTGCGTCTCTGCGAGCTCGGCCGCTGCCGCGCAGCGCACCGCGCGGGTGTAGAGCACCACGGCCCGGACCTTTCCGCCGATCTTCCGCAACGGCTCCACCTCGGCAAGGCTGGTGCAGCCTTCAGCCTCGCGCGCGACGCGCCAGGTCGCCAGTTCGCCTTCTGCCGTCAGCAAGCCGCCTTCGAGCGCGCCGAGGAGGCGGGCATGGGTGACGACTTCGCCCAGGCGCAAGGCATCGCGCATGGCGTTGCAGTCGATATCCGGCCACCAGCCATCGCCCGGCATCACGGAACCGGTGGGCGAAACGGGATCGGGCGGAACACTGACAAAGCTCATGGTGCCTGCTTTCGGAGGGGGTGGGGGGTGAGGGCGCGGGCGAGGGGAGCGGATGCTTCCCCGACCGTTCCCGCCCCCCGGCGCGGGTGGCGCAGCTGGTGTTCGGTCAGGTGCCGTCGTTCGCGGCGGGCAGCTTCTTGAGCTCGGCGGTGAGCCGCTCGATGATTTTCTTCACCCCTGCGTTCTGGTCGAGCTCGAGCGCGCGGCCGACATGATCGAGCGCGGCATCGACCAGCGCGCGCTTGCCACCGGCCCGCTGGCTTTCCGCCTCGGGATCGAAAGCGTCGGCTTCGGCCTGGAAGGCGAGGCCCAGCGCCTTATGCAGCTTGGCGCGGACCTGGTCGGGCATGTCGTAGTCGGCGGTAAGGGCGAGCGTTCGCTCGAGCACTTCGCGCGGCACGCCGCTGGCAACGCGCAAGGCGCTGTCGGCGACTTCCTCGGCCAGCACCACGGCCGGGCTGCGCTTGTAGCGCTCGGGCAGGCCGAGATTGGCGGTGAGCACATGCGCGCCCAGCTGGAGCGCCAGCGGCCAATCGCCGACGTCGATCGCCCAGACGAGTATGGTGCCGACGATATCGTCCTGCACCGGCGGATTGGAGCGCATCGCCCCTTCGACCCAGGCGCGATAGCGGCCGATCATGCCGGCTTTCGCGGTGATCTTGCGCTCGACCGACTGAATCTGGCGCAGGCTTTGCAGATCCTGGCCGAGCGCGGCGAGCAGCAGGGCATATTCGCTCGCCACCGCTCCGGTGGTGGGCATGGGCGCGGGCGCATCGGCCGCGCGCGGAGCGACACTGGCAGCGCCGGCCTGGGCCGCGCGGTGCAGTTCACGATGACGGCGAGCGAGAGACATGGGCGGTGCTCCTATTGATGGAAAACCTGCCCGGCGCGGCCCCATGAATGCGGGGGGATGCCGACGCCGGGCAGGGAAGGGGCACAAATCGCTGCCCCTTTTGTGGGTTGGCCCCTGCCACCAAGGATCTAAATGGCAGGGGCCGGGCGGCGCCTGAACAGCGCCGCTCTGCCAAATCAGGCCGGCTTGGGCGCCAGCACGATGTTTTCGACAAAGCCGCTCTTGCCGTAGTCCTCGACTACGTAAGCCACATTGGCGCTCTCGTAGTTCGCCATGCGGTTGTATTCGCTTTCGTCCTTCAGCTGGCGGCGGCGGGTTTCTTCCTGCTCGTAGATCGACAGGTTATCGAGGCTGGTGATGAGCAGGGCGCGCGCCGGGAAGAACGGCACGCGCACGGCGGGCAGGCCGCCGATCTGCTTGTCCGAGCGCAGGATGCGGTCGCGCGCTTCCTGTTCGGTGGCCTTGTCCCCGGCGTTGTTGATCATCGGGAAGTACTTGTCGTGCACCAGGTCGCGTCCGACGATGACAACCAGATCAGTGCTGTCGCGCTGCCATTCGTCGAGCAGTTCGATGGCATCGATCACCAGGGCGTCGAGATTGATGTAATCCGCGCGCGCCGTGTCCGCGTTATCCGCATCCTCGCTGTAGAGTTCCACGCCCGAAGCGACGTAGATCGCCTTGGTGGCTCCGCTGGTGAGATCACCATTATTCAGCCAGCGCGTCGGGGCCACGGTGCGGATCTTGTGCAGCCAGCCCTTGTTGACGTCCTGCAGCAGCGGATTGGCGGCGCGGTCGGTCTGGGCGGCCACGCTGGTGCCGTTCCACCCGATCATGATCGTGTCGCGGCCCTGCTGCTTGAGGATGGCATCGCGCAGGATCGTCTCGAACTCGGGCTTGTGGCGCCAGGCGTCGAGCTTGGCATAGGGGATGGCCCAGTCGAAGTCGGTCTTCTCACAGCGATAGCCGTCGATCTCGGCGCTGTCGGTCGGATCGGTGGGCTGGCGGCGGTTGTTGTTCGCCGTGTTGGTGCGCCCGGCGATCGTGCGGGTGACGCCGATGCCGACCTTGTCGCCTTCCTGCGCAGGCACGAGCTCCATGTTGATCGAGGAGAGGAACTCGCTCGACTGCTGGATGCGCTCGACCAAGGTTTGCTGCACCACCGGGGCAACGGTGAACTGCACGGTGGCGTCGGGCACACCGTTGATCAGCGCGATCTGGTTGACATAGCTGTTGAAGAGAATGCGGGTTTCGTTGCGCATGAGTGTTCCTTGGAAAGAGAGGGGCCTGGCTGCGATCAGCAGTCGGTGCGCACGCGGTTGTCGCCGCCGGTCGCAGGCTGGCGCTGCGCGAAGGCGGTGGCGGGCGTGCGCTCGAGCGTGGCGGCGATCTCGGCCACCTGGCCTTCTATGACCGCTGCACGCTGGCCGCTGGCCTGGGCGAAAGTCTGGAAGCTGGTAGCCAGTTCGGTGACCGCCTGGCTCATTGCCTGGGCAAGCGCGGTGAAGGCCGTGGCATCGGCGGCGGGCTGGGCAGCAGGCGCAGCCGGCGCGGGAACCGGTGCGGGGGCCGGTTCCACCTGCTGGCGTGCGGTGAGCCCGTCGAAGAAGGCAGCGATCTTTCCGATCAGGCCGGTGGCCGGATCGTCGGTTTCGTCGGCCAGTTCGAGCTGGAATTCCTCGGCCACGCTGAACAGGTTGGCCGGGTCGAGCTTGCGCGCGCGCAGCGGTGACTTGTCGCCTTGGGATGCCGCAAACTGCAGCATTTCCGTGCCCAGGCTGGCCGGGCTGTCGGTCACGGCCAGGCCGACGAGATAGGCCTTGCCGGTGCCGGCGAAGTTCGGGTTGATCTCGATCGAGGTGAACAGCTTCTGCTTGGCCTGGTTCATCGCGATCAGCGGTTCGAGCGCCTCGATCTCGGCAAACAGCGCCAGGCGCGTTTCGGTCTTGCCGCCGATGGTCAGCTGCACTTCCTGCGTGCGCAGCGACAGCACATCGCCCAGCGACTGGAACGGCGGATCGGCGGTGACGCCCCGGATATGCTCGAGATTGACCCGCGCGGCATAGGTATTGCGGTCGTAGGTCTCGGCCGCGTCGATCAGCCACTGGCGTTCGATGGCACGACCATCGGTGGTGGCGCCTTCGACGGCGACGCGGAAAAAGCGGGACTTGGGCATTCAGGGCTCCGGTCCAGGAGTGACGGCGGGACAACCGCAACAGGCACCGGATCGCGCAACATCTCAACGCGGGCGCGTTGTGAAACCGCCCCTTACAATCGGCCCCCGCCGACAGCCCCGCCCAAGGGCCATAGCGTGGCCGGCGATGGAGCAGCCCCCCGACAACGATAACCTGCATCACATGCCCGACGCCTCCGCGTCCGGGGCCAATGTCGTGCCGATTGCCGAACGGGTGGCTCAGCGGATCGAGGCGCGCTCGCTCTATTGGCGGGGCTGGTCGATCGCGCAGATCGCCGAGGAAACCGGCCTTGCCGTCTCGACGCTATCCAGCTGGAAGCAGCGCCAGCGCTGGGACGCGGCCAGTCCGCGTGCGCGGGCCGAAGAATGCCTGTGGGTGCGCTATCAGACACTGCTCGCCAAAGAGCAGAAGACCGGCAGCGATTTCAAGGAAATCGATCTGCTCGGCCGCCAGTTCGTCACCTTCGCGCGCATCGGCAAGTTTGCCGGCGACGATGGCAACGAAGCCGACCTGAACCCCGACCGGGCCAAGGGCGCCAAGGCGGCCAACGCCAAGAAGGAAAAGGCCAAGAACCTGATCACGCCGGAGATGGCGGCCGCCCTGCGCGCCGACATGGTGGCGGGTCTGTTCGGCCATCAGGAAACCTGGCTCTCCACCACGCATCTGCGCACGCGCATGATCGTGAAAAGCCGGCAGATCGGCGCGACCTGGTATTTCGCGCGCGAACGGCTGTTGGTCGCGCTGGAAACAGGCAAGAACCAGATTTTCCTCTCGGCCTCGCGCGCCCAGGCCAACATCTTCCGCGCCTATATCGTGCAATGGGTGCAGAAGGTTTGCGGGGTGACGCTGAAAGGCGATCCCATCGCCATCCAGCGCGGTGAGGACGAGACCGGCGCGCCGCTCGACCCGGTCGAGCTCTATTTCCTCGGCACCAATTACCGCACCGCGCAGGGCTATAACGGCGACGTCATCATCGACGAGTGCTTCTGGATCTACGGGTTCGAAGAGCTTTTCAAAGTCGCCGCGGCGATGGCGACGCATAAGCAGTTCACACGCACACTGTTTTCCACGCCCAGCACGCTGGCGCACGAAGCCTATCCGATGTGGAGCGGCGACCGGTTCAACCGGCGCCGCGCTAAGGCCGACAAGGTCCGCATCGCCATCGACCATGCCGACCTGAAAGACGGCGCGATCGGCGCCGATGGCATCTGGCGTCAGATCGTCACCGTGTTCGACGCGCTGGCCAAAGGCTTCGACCTCGTCGACGTCGCCGAGCTCCAGCGCGAAAACTCGGTGGACGAGTTCGACAACCTGTTCCGCTGCCTGTTCCTCGACGACAGCCAGTCGATGTTTCCCTTCGAGGTCATGCGCCGCTGCATGATCGACAGCTGGGAAGTGTGGCGCGATTTCCAGCCCTATGCCGCGCGGCCCTATGAGGGTGAAGTCTGGCTGGGCTACGATCCCAACGCATCGGAAAACGGGACGGGTGACGATGCCGCGCTGGTGGCCATCGCCGCGCCGATTACGCCGGGCGCCAAGTTCCGCATCCTCGAAAAGAAGCGGCTCAAGGGCCTGCAATTCGACGAGCAGGCCGCCGCGATTCGCGAGATGGCCGGTCGCTACCGTGTCACAAAAATCGCCGTCGACACTACTGGTCCTGGCAAGGCCGTGGAGCAACTGGTGCGCAAGTGGTTCCCGTTGGTCACCCCGATCCTCTATTCGCCGCTCACCAAGAGCCAGATGGTCCTCAAAGCCAAGAACGTGATCACCACCGGCCGCTTGCAGTTCGACGCAGGCTGGCTCGACATGATGAGCGCTTTCATGGCGATCCGTCCCGAAATGACCAAGCACGGCATCACCTATGTCGCCGGTCGCGCCGGTGGCGTGGGCCATGCCGACCTGGCCTGGGCAACGATGCACGCCCTCTACTTTGAGCCACTCGACGCCAGCGAGGCGGTTGGCGGCACTTCCACTATGGAGATCTTCGATGTCTGATGAACTGGCCGGCGCCGAAGGCGCCAATCTGCCTGCGCCGGCGGGTTCCGTTGCCTTTGCCTTTGGCGATGCCGTGCCTGTGCTCGACCGGCGCGAGATTTTCGATTTGTTCGAAGTGGCCAACAATGGCCGCTGGTACGAGCCGCCGATCTCCCAAGCCGGCCTGGGCCGCTGCTATCGCATGGCGGCGCACCACCAGTCGGCCATCCTGCTCAAACGCAACCTGCTGGTATCGAGCTTCGTGCCGAGCCGCTGGCTTTCCAAGAGCGATTTTTCGCGCTGGGCGCTGGACTGGCTGATCTTCGGTAACGGCTATCTTGAAAGCGTGCCGAACCTGGCGGGGCGGCCGGCGGTGTTGCGGCCATCGCCAGCCGCGTTCACCCGCGTGGGGCTCAAGCAGGGGCAGTTTTTCTATGTGCCGGGCATGTGGCTGAAAGACGCGACAGAGTTCCGCACGGGATCGGTGCACCACCTGCTCGAGCCTGATCCCATGCAGGAAATCTATGGGATGCCCGAATACCTTTCCGCGCTGCAGGCCGGGCTGCTTAACGAGGCCGCCACGCTGTTTCGCCGCAAATATTACATCAACGGCAGCCATGCGGGTTACATCCTCTATGTCAGCGAAGAGAATTTCTCCGAGGAGGACAGCAAGAAAATGCGCGAGGCGATGCGCCAGAGCAAGGGGCCGGGGAACTTCCGCAACTTCTTCCTGCACATCTCCAAGGGCAAGCCCGAGGGCGTGAAGGTTATCCCGATCGGCGAAGTCGGCGCCAAGGACGCCTTCACCGATATCAAGGACATGACCGCCCAGGACATGCTGGCCGCTCACCGCACGCCGCCGCAGCTGCTCGGCATCGTGCCCAAGAATACAGGCGGCTTTGGCAACGTGATCGATGCTGCCCGCACTTTCTACCAACTCGAGATCGTGCCGATCCAGCAGCGCATGTTGGAAGTGAACGAATGGCTCGGCGCCCAGGCGCTGGCCTTCCAGACGCCCGACGTGGCGGCGGGGGCGGCGCAGAGCGCGCGCTGATCAAGTTTCTCGCCTACCCAGGCCAATGGGTAGGCGGGGGAAGGGGCGCGGCAACGCCCATTCCGACGACTGCAGATCGTCATGTCCCAAGACAGGCCCATCCGAGGCCATCCCGCCTGCCGACTCGGCGGCGGAACATATAAGGAACATTTGCGATGTTGTCGAATGTGCTAGACCAGCTTGAGCCGGTCAGCCCCACACGCCCGCCGGCGCCGTACATTGGTGGCAAGAAGATGCTCGCCAAGCGCCTGGTGGCGCGGATCAACGCCGTGCCGCACCGCCTCTACGCCGAACCATTCGTTGGCATGGGCGGGGTATTTTTTCGACGTGACCAGCGGCCCAAGGGCGAAGTGATCAACGACTGGTCGGAGGACGTGGCCACCTTTTTCCGCATCCTTCAGCGGCACTATGTGGCGTTCATGGACATGCTGCGCTGGCAAGTGACTTCCCGCGCCGGGTTCGAGCGATTGCGCGCGCAAGATCCGGCCACGTTGACTGATCTCGAGCGCGCTGCGCGGTTCCTTTACCTGCAGAAGCTGACATTCGGCGGCAAAGTGGCCCAGCGGACATTTGGCGTTGCCACTACCGGCTCGGCCCGGTTCGATGTGGCCAAGGTCGGGCCGATCCTCGAGGCTGCGCACGAGCGCCTTTCCAGTGTCGTGATTGAGCGCCTGCCCTGGTCTGACTTCCTGACACGCTATGATCGACCGGGGACGCTGTTCTATCTCGATCCCCCCTACCTTGGGTGCGAGGGGGACTATGGCCGCGATCTGTTCGACCGAGGCCAGTTCGACGCGGTGGCCGAGCAGCTGCGCGGCATCAAGGGCCGTTTCATTCTGTCGCTGAACGACCATCCCGAGGTGCGCCGGATCTTCGACGGGTTCGCGATCGAGGCGGTGCCGGTGCGCTACACCGTCGGCGGCATGGCGCAGAGCCAAGTCGTGGGGGAAGTGATCATCAGCAATTGACCGCGCGGCGCCCGCTAGGGGCTTCGCGGGAGGAGGGGCCGGGGGGCCTACCCCCGGCCCCTTTTTCGCGCCCAGCACAGGCAGGGCGGCGCCCCGGACGGGCGGCGGTCGACCGGGGCGGGGGCGACCGGCCCGATGACCTGTCCCAGACCCCGCGCGCCGCACTTGCCCCCACGCCCCGCCCCCACGCTTCGGGGATGGTTTCTACGCAGTCAGCCGAGATCACACGCAACGTGGGAAAGGCCGGAAACCGGGCATTTTCTGGCCTATCGGCCGGTCACATTACAATGTGCACGCAAACGCATCTCGACGCACCTGGCGCGCCCTCTGGGAAAGCGCTTCGTCGGCGATCTGGCACAGCTTTTGCTCCTGGCGCCCCTGCCGAGCCCCGGAGCGGCGTAAGCCGCTCCGTCCAACGGTGCCGCGAAGCACGCCGGAGCGTTCGATCTGTGTCGATTAGGCCTGTCCGCGCCATCAAACTGCGTATCGCGAAGCGATTCCTTTTCCCCTTAGATACCTGAGGCGGGGTACTCCCTAGCCACTGAACTCGCACTTGGGGCACAGGAAGGCTGGCCGTCGAAGTGAGCCCCCAAGGCATCAAGGACGCGGGCCATCTGCGGGTCGTCGGGGTGCAGAGCGCTTCCCAGGCCGGCAAGGGGCTTGGCCAGCAGCGCTTGACGTTCGGCCGCCTCGGCCTTCTTGCGCGCCTGGATCGCCTCGGCGCGCTTCCGCCCGCCGACCAGCTGCGCGAAGCGCTGTTGCACAGTCGCCGCCAGCTTGGTCGCGAAGGCATAAGCGTTCGTGATTTGTTCTCTTTGCGGCCCCTCGCAAGCCGAGCGGCCGGTGCGCCGCGTGCGCCGGACCTTGTCGATGAAGCCGTGGGCCTTGAGCGCTTCGATCGCGCGCACCACTGTGGCGCGGGCGAGACGAGCCTTGGCGCAGATCGTGTCGATCGCCGGATCGCAGCGGCCGGTTGCAAAGTCAACATAGCCGAGCAGCACCTCGAGCACCCAAAGGCCATTGCTGCCCAGCGGACCCTCACGCTCTCGCTTCTTCTTGTGCAGCGAATTGTATTCGCGCGCGACCTGCAGAAGCTTGTCGCGCCAGCGCAACGCCTCAGCCGTGCGACCGCCGCACACCGGGCGGAAAATCTGTGCGCGCGGATCGTGCTCGTCGTAGCTGTGCTTGCGCGGGGTGCGCTCGAACCGCTTGCCCTCCTGGATGGCCTTGACGCGCCAGCCAACGAGGTCGCCGATGGAGGCCGTAGTCATGCTCGGCCACCAATTTCAGGGTTAGACAATGGCGCATAGAGTGCCCGTCCCTGCGGTGCCTCAATATTTTCGGTAGACACCTGCAAGCAATTGTATCGGAACAGAACATTTGTTCTAGCCCTGTCCACCACCAGTACGAAATTTCCTTAGTCTTCACGGGGGTTTACCTCCTTTTTGCCGGGGATTTTGGCGAACTTTTCGTGCACGTTCGCCATTGCCTTGCCTGCTAGAGCGCGCTTGCTGGCGCTCTCGGCGTATTTCGCAAACTCTCTGTCGGCCTCGGTGCCGTGCGGTGCGCGCCAGCACTGATAGCCTCTTGGCCGGATCGGGTCTGGCACGATTTCGGGTGCCGGAATTTGGAAATGTGCGACTGAAAACATAGGGGCGACCAGGCGGCTGCGTGCCGGTCGGACATGTGAAGCTCCTTCCCGTCACCGGGAAGGAGCCT